CGCGGTCACGTTCTCAACACCTAGCCCGTGCTTGGCATAGTCCAGCATCCCGCGCAGGTACACGATATCCGCATTGACCGTGGCGGGGCATACCGTGCGGCTGCGGAGTTTAGCGTGGTCGATTACATTCTTGGCGGTGAGCGGCACGGTGCATTGGCCGATAGACTCCTTTGCCATGCGCTTCAAAACGGCAAGCTGGCTCCCGCAAATCTCGGGCGATGCTTGGATGTACGCTTCAACCAACTGGCTTATCTTCATCTTGCCTCCAGGCAGGTATCTTTCCGAATGTATGGCCCGCTTCCGCCACGAACAGCACCTTGACCTCGCCAAACTGCTCCCGCATTTCTGCGATGAACGCGCTGGCCTCGGGGCAGGCTTTAGCCGCCTCATCGCGGGTCATACTGACCCCACCGGCTTAGTAAACGCGGCCTTACGCGCATCCTTAACGCTCTCAAACTTCTTCTTGGCATCGGCGGGCATCGACTTCCATACAGCAGCCAGTTCTTCGGCAGTCTCAACCGCGTTAATGGCTGGCTCCCAATCCTGCATTTCCTCAACGGCCAGCGGTTTGACGCTAAACGGCTTCTTGTTGCCGCGAGTAGCTGTCAGCGCCATTGTCAGCGTTTCGGGGATGTGGCTCATATGGCTAATGCGAATGCCGCCCACCTCCATGCCTGCCCACTTAACCTTTGGATCGCAGTACAGAGTCATGGAGCGCCCAACGTACTTAGCAGAATCCGCCCCCCATGCGTGTACCAGAACCCGGCACATGCTCTTGCAAGCCTTGTAGGGCTTCCCGTTGTCGTTCTCAAAGCTAATCGAAACGGGCTGCTCCTGGCCCCCCTTGATCGCCACGCCCGTAACCTTGACGGTCATCGGCCCTGCAATCAGATCGTCCGCGTTAAGCTGGTCGCTTTTCGGGACTATTGCCTCGCGCATGTCCATTAGTAAATCTCCTCGGTAATGCGGCGAATGGTGGGAATGAGGCGCTTGCTGGAACTCACGACTTCGCCATACTTACGCATGGCAATCGCTAACCGTTCCTCAAACGCGGTAACAACTTCCAGAATCGCCGTCTGGATCTTCTCGTCTGGGTACACGCGCACGGTCGCCATCGGCAAACCGCCACAGAACGAAATCAGATCACACCACTTGCGTTCACTAACCATCAGCCCGGTCTGCACCTGAATCATAAAATCTGGGTCGATCTTGTCTGCGGAAACGTAATCAACGATGGTCTGGATCTGGTATTTCTGCCCGCGTGACTTACACTCAACCAGACCGTCAGCGCCAACCAGAGCGTCCGGCGAATAGCCAACCGTGAACCCCCAGCGGTCATTTGTGATAAAGCCAACCCGCTCTACCGGCTCGTAGGTCTTGGCGTACAGCGCGACCGCCTCAATCTCGTCTTCCTGGCCCCGCAGCATGTCGTCGGAGATGTAACGCGGCTCAACGTGCTTGGTCAGGCGCTGGGCCAACAGTTCCCACATGTGCGCCCGTTCCTTTTCGTTGGCCGCGACCTTCAACGTGGGCGTGACCAACAGCTTCATTTCGCTGGCAGTCGGCAGGCCGCAGCGGATCGAATGCCACGCTTCCGACCCTTGAATCATTTCCTTATAATAGATAATCATGCTTCCCTCCTAGCATAAAGCCCGAGTTTGCAAGTGACCCAATGGCCCTTGCGGAGATTGGAAATTGCCGACGCGCCGAGTATCCGCTTGTTGTGTCCGTAGATTCCGGCAACGTCTAGCCACTCGGCCTTACTCAGCGGTTTAAATGCCATGCCGATCACGCTCCACAAGGCAATCGCCTCAACGCTGCGGAGTTTCGGCACGCCTGGCTCAAATCTGCTGCGGCTTTTCTGGTAACGCTTGGGCGGGATGCGCTTCGCCAGAATGCGGTCAACCGTCCAGCGCAGGCCAATCCCTGTCGGCTCATAACCTACTGTCTGAGCGCGGTTCATTGGGCGCACCACCGGATGACGTTCTTGCACAACGCCCAGAACGACGGGTCTTTGCACTCGTACACCGGCTGCACCCCTGCAATATTTGGTATAGGCAGCAACGACCGCGACCTCGCCTTGTACTTGGGATGATTAACGTGCAACGGCCCCATGAGTTCGATGAGTTGGGCAGCGGTCATCTGGCGGCGTTCCTCCCAAGTTGTTCTGCCCAGACCTTGCGGAGCGGAGCGCGGAACTTCTGTCAATGTGCGCGGCTTCATGCGCGGATCTTCTCTAACGCAACGTGCGCCGCTTCGATCAGCCCATCAGCACGACCCATTGAGTAGATGTTTTGCAGCAAAATCCGCTGCGTGTCCGTGTTGCACAGGATCTTTGCAACCTCTTCAATCAGCTTCCTGCTTTGCGCCTCATGCTCAAGGATTTCCTTGGGCGGTGCGACTGCCGCGAGGATGTCGCCAAATACAGGATTAACGTGGTCGTTCATTTGTTGCCCCCTAAAGGTTGAGTAAAGCCGGTCGTCCGCCAGAGGGCCGGTACTCTGCGCCACCTTGATGCTTTTGGCACGGTGGTCGCTGCGCCTTTTAGCCAGCGCGGAAAAGTGGTTCAAGGATGCAAGCCAGTACGACTACAACCAGCAACGCCCACCCGGCACAGTTCGGCGGGATTAGGCTGAAGCTATCGTAATCCTTTGCGCGATAGCCTTTCATGTCGGTGGGCAGTTGCATTTGCTTTCCTTGTTTGCTGAACATGGCGCATTGTAGGCACAGGTCTTTTTGTAAAGCAAGCCCCCTTGCATGAAATAGTTGTTGCTTTATTTTCACCGCTTAGTCAGAATCCGGCGCATGGACTATAAGACTGTATTAGATACCTTCAAAGCGCGACGGGCTAAGATCCTCGCGTACCTAGCAACCGGCAAGACGCAGGGACAGGCAGCGTTGAAGTTTAACGTGACCCGCCAGCGTATCCAGCAGATTGCCAAGAATGGCCGCTAGACGCATAGCCAAGCGCGAAGACCTCCGTGACACGATTGCGCGGAATATGCGAATCCTCGGCGCACTTGCTAAATCTGCCGGTAAGCCTGCGCCTGAGTTGCAGCGGTCGCTAGTTATGAAGGCGAAGCGCACAATGGCTCCCCGCGTTGATGACGGCACATACGAGGCCACGATCCAGCGGGACATCATTGCCATGCTACGCAAGCATCCGAAAGTGTCCATCGTTGAGCGGCACAACAGCGGCACGGCAATGGAGCAGGATGCAGAGGGCAACAAGCGATTCATTGCCTACAATACAGTGTTCAAGGTCGGCGGCGTAAGGATGAGGAAGTCCGACATTGACTGCCAGCTTATCAACGGCAAGCGCCTGTGCATCGAAGTGAAGCGCACCGGCTGGACGCACCCGCGCAATCAGCGCGAGATTGAGCAGGAAAACTATATCAACCATGTCCTCGCAGCAACTGGCTACGCAATGTTCGCAACCAGCGTTGCAGAGGTGGAAGCATATCTCGGGGGGATAAAAGCATAATGGATGCCGATTGGGGGAAGGAATTGGCCGATGCACAAGCGGAAATTCGGGGGCTGGATCGCAGTTATGCGATGCTGTACCTAGCCCGCATGGACGCTGCCGCTAACCAGGCTATCGCAACCTTGCCACGGGAAATGCACAGGCCGTTCTTAGAGTGCATGGCGATTTGCCAAACCTCCTACAAGGTGTTGCGCCATGAGTGAGCGTGTGGTGGTCGTTGATTGGCCGCAGATCGCCAAGCGCGGCGAAACGCTGTTTCCCGGTGCTCTCGTTGTTTACGCGAATGGTTCCCTGCCATTGGAAGCATTGGAGACCGACGACTGCATTATCGTCAGCACGAACGCGGAAAGGCTGACGGACTTTTGCCAGCAGGTCGTTTCGGCAAGCTGCCGCCTAGTCCGGTATAGCACCGATGACATCTCCGCGTTCACCACGCGGGAGGAAGTGGTACAGTGGCACCAACAAGGCGGACTCGCTGAGTATAAAGGCAGTCCTATCCCCGCTCCGGCCCCGCAGGTTCAAAAGCCAGCCAAACCGATTCCCCCCGGTGCGGCGAATGAGGCCCACACCGAACCTGACGGGGCTGGACTTGACGAGCCGCCCGAGTGGATGAACGAGATACCGGACGCGCTGGAAATGCACCAGCACTCCGTCCGAATCGCCTCTGACCTTAAAAAGCAAGCGTTCGCAGAGTCTGGGCCGCACGAATGGTCGGAGCCTGCTGACCTCTGGGGAACCTCGCCGCTCCCGAATTTCCCGCCCGATTGCCTGCCGCCTGAGATCGCCCCCTACGTTTTAGACCAAGCAGATCGGGCAGGCGTAGACCCGGCGCAAGTCGCGCTAAATTGCTATGTAGCCTGCGCTGGGCTGATCCGAGTCGGCATCAATCTGCAAATGCAGGAAGACTCGGGCGAGGATGGCCGCACATGGCGCGAGAAGCCCATTCTCTGGGGCGCGGTGGTAGGTGATCCGTCTACCGGCAAGGGGCCGGCCCTCGATATTGCTCTGCACAAATTCTACAAGATCGCGGCTGCGTTGCGGGCGAAGGATGAGTCCCTCTGGGAGCAGTACGACAAGGACAGCAAGATTTATGAAAAGCGTATGCAGTCTTGGTACGTTGAGCAGGCGAAAACTCCGACAGGGTTGATGGAACCGTCAGCGCCGAGTAAGCCGCCTCGGGAGCGGCTTTGGACGGATGACGTGACGAAAGAGGTGGTCGCCAAACTGCTAACGGAGAATCCACGCGGCAAAATTGCCATAATCAAGGACGAATTAGCCTCCTGGTTCGGCGGATTCGACGCTTACGGCAACGGAAAATCAGATAAGGATCGCCCCGATTGGCTATCGTTTTATGAGTCGAAGGAACGCTACATCGACCGGGCAATGGAGGGCCGCTCGTACCATGTTGACTCTTGGGGCGGCGTGATCCTCGGCGGCATTCAGCCCGAAGTCCTGTCCAAGATCAGCGGCAAGCTAGGGGCCGATGGAATGCTCCAGCGGTTCCAGATAATCGTCAGCAAGCCGAAGCGCCAGATCGCAAAGCGCCCAGCCGATGCCGATGCCGTGCGCGATTGGAACCGCATCATGGAAAACCTCGCCGCGATGCAGCCCGATACCCAGAGCGTGCAGCTATCGCCCGAAGCCGCTGCATTTATGGATCAGCAGGTGGAGTGGATATCCAACGCCATGCAATCGGGAGTCGCCCCGGCCCTAGTCGCTGCCCTTGGAAAGTGGGAAGGGCTATTCGGGCGCTTGATGCTCGTCAGCCAGTGCATCAGCGCAGCCGCCCTCGGGATGCGATCCCCTGCCGCCTATGTACCCCTGAGAATCGCGCAGCAAGCATGGGCCTGGATGCAATCACTACTCTGGCCGCACGCGGTGACGTTTTACATGGGACAGGCCGATCAGGGCGACGAGTACGCCTCCGTCAAGGCTTTCGCGGACTTTTGCCTAGCGCGTGATGTAGAGGCAGTTCAGCCCTACGAGATGACGCAACGGTGGAGCCATTACAGGCGGTTCAAGACCATCCAGCAGCGCCGCGAATTTTGGGCGCGAGTTGAACAGGTAGGATGGGTTCGCCCTCTGGGAGCGTTCGACCGGAACAATGCAATCGCCCGCGCCTACGAAATCAACCCGCGAGTCTATGACGGGCGATTTCGGGCGCAGGCTTTTACCGCTAAATCGGCAGCGGTTCGCTATCGAGACGCGATGCACCCGGCAATGGTTCGGGCGCAGGGCCGCGAACCTGGGGAGGACTGAACGCCCGCCGGATGCCTAGCGACACGTTTCCATCCCCTCGGCGCTTGGCTTCCGCGATGGTGAACGCGTCCAGCGTCAGGCATAGGCGCTTCATTCTCTGTTTTGGTTCGTTCATTGTCGGCCTCTCATAGATCGAAAATAATTACGAGCATTGCAAGCGCCAGGAACACGCCCAGCGCGATCATGATGCCGCCCCTAGTGCTGCGCGGGCAGCGTCAAGCCGGGCGCGTTGAGTCTTCCCCAATTGCGTGGTGTAGGAAAACGCCTCTAATATCCGCGTCACTCCCGCCAACGCCTCCCGCAGCCGCTTAACCTCGGCGCGCAGGTCGTTGTAATCAATTTCCAGACTAACGTGCGACATGATCAGCGCATCGTGGCACTTGTAGTCGGACTCGGTTTCGCGGGCCTTTGCGACTAGCGCCAGGGCCGCGTCCGTGCGCGGTGTGGTGGTGTCAAATGTGTTCATATTGCCCCCTATTCTGATTCGATTCTGTAGCTGGGAAACCGCCCGCTGATCCGCATCGTGCAGCGGCCATCGGACTCAAACGCTGCCACAATGTCGCGCTTCACCATTCGCGCCGGAACATCGGCATCCGGCTTGCGGTAGATGTACCGCTTGCCGTCGTGCCAAACGTCAATTGTTCCGCGCTGGCGATCCGCGTAATAACCGCTCGTGCCTGCGCGGTGCGTTGCAACATAAATAAACAGGTAAGTCGCGTTCATGATTCCCCCGCCGTTTCGATAATTTCGCGTTTCGTTGTCCGGTTAGCGAAAAAGTAATTCCGCGTCCGCACCCATGCGTTACTGTGCTTCGTGTATGCCGTCCAGAATCGCCCAGGCGTGCCGTTATATGTGACGGGCCTGCCCGGTACAAAGCGCCGATTTTCTAATTCGAATTCAGTGTTCATATTGCCCCCTCAGTTAAACCAACGCGAACCGATACCGCGCCCGAATTCACGGCGGAACGTGGAGCGCAGGTAATCGCCCGCACGCATCCCCTTGTAACGCTTGAAGGTGTCGCCCGTTTCCGAGTTATGCACAAGCTCACCCTCGGGCATGCAAAAGTCGCGCAGCCAGGCCCACAGCACGGACGAAGCTACGGCGCACACCGCTTTACGGTATTCCGTCGGGTAATACTGCCCCGTGCAGTAATCCAGCTTCACGCGCCCCCTCGCGTCCTCGCTGATCGTCAGCCTGCCCGAGTAGGCGCGGAACCCGGCCAGCATCATTTCAGCCGTGATCGAGTCGCGCCATCCGCAGGCATTCAGCAAAATGTGCGCCTCTTTCCGGTCGCGCATGATCTGGCGCATTTCGGCGCGGTAGCTGGACGCTTCGCCATAATTCGCCCACTCCAAACCGGGCCGCTGATTCACGAATGCCCGCAGTGCTTCGATGATTGCTTGCTTGTTCATATCTGCCAATCCCCCTATCTATGCGCCCGAATCGGTCAGGCTACCGTCAATCCACATTATGGAACCCTCCGCAAAGGGTTCGAAGTGGGGACTATTACGCGGCTTCGCGCAATTGCGTCACGTTATCCTGCGCGGGCGGTATATCGGTTCCCGTGTATTCCCCCGTGCCGCCGTTAGGTTCCCGCATCGGCATTACGACGACGACGGCATCCCGCGAATTGCCGCACATAACTCCGGCTCCGTTCCCGCCGGGATGCAGTGAAAACGTCTTTTTAGGCATATTGAAGTATTCGCAAAGCGCATCATTGCCGCGTGCCAGCAAATCGAAATCGAAGTGCGCGAATTCCCCCGACACTTTCGCCGGTATAACGCGCCGGAAGTCAGGAAACCTGCCGTCGATCGCGGCAAACAGTGCATCGCCCAGGCTATAGCGTCCGTCGGGCAGGCTGGATAGCGTTACGATCGGCATTTTCCCCTTGCACGCGGTTTTAACAGTGTCCGACGGAATGATTAGGCTAAAAGCTGTAGCGTGTTCCCCGTCCGTAAACTCGGCAGGCGCGGTACCTGCAAACAGGATATGGCCGTCAGTGCCGCAGAATGTAAGAATCCCGCCAGACTCGCAGGGCGAAAATTCCACAAGCACGCCATCCAGGTAATACCGGATATCTTTCACGGCGGAACAAATCAGAGCGGCTTTTAGATCGGACTTGCGAAGCTGCAATTGCATGGTAATTCCCCCTATCTACTAATCCGGCAGTCCGTGCCGGGCGGTTAACTCTAGCCAATGCGCCCGCATAGGCGCATAGGTTAGGATTAGCCTTGGATCGCTATCGCCTCATCCTCTAACTCATTAGCCATGCGATCCAGAAAAGCGAACCGCTCCATGTAGGCCCTGCGTGCTATCTCGAATTCGCCTTTCGGCGCGGTTTGATAATCGCGGCTATTGGGCGAACATTCCCCCAGTGCCTGCATGGCAGCACGGATCGCCTCAATGGCAATCATCCTGGCCTCTAGCAGTGCATGGCGCGATGTGCCGTTTATATTTACCTGCGGCAGTCCGTTCATTTGTTCCCCCTGCGATGCAATTCCGTACAGGCATCATTAACTTGATCCAGATATTTACACTCTGCATTGCGATCAATGTCGCGCATCGCCTGGGCAGCTTCGCCCGCATCTTTAATGATGTAACGCAATTCAGCGTCGGACTTTTTGCGGTAATCGTTCATCTTGTAGCCCCTTATTCGTTAGTTAGTCGATTCCTGCGCCTATCTATATGCATAACCCGTGCCAGATTGATGCATATACTAAGTGATTGATATGCATAGGTTCCCAAAATCGGCCAGCAATCCACCTGTCGGCATTCCGTCAAAATGTGTCGGCGTTTCGTCAATGTGTCGGAATCTCGGCATATAGTCTTGGTCAAACCGTGGTCAATCTATGTGGATTATTTTCGTGGTGTAGATGGGTACGCGCCACGCGAGATAGCGCTAGGATTTGATCTTTCTTTCTCTATATCTGCCTCTCTAGCGCTCTTACGGGAAATTCAACCCATCATCACCCAGTTTGACTTTGACCACGTTTCACCCAGCTTGACCAAGCAAAGGCGAAAGCGCAGCAACCTGGGCATCGTTGCGAGCCAGCAACAAGCGCCAAAACAGGGGCCGCAGCTTGCGCTAAGTGCATGGCGCGATGGGCCAATCGCTCCCCTGCATCATGGCAGCGCGTCCGGTTTCGGCGCGGATCGCAGGCATTTCCGCCGGTCGGGCGTGGTCAAGCGTGGTCGGGCGTGGTCAATGCTGGCTTGCCGGGCTGATTCCGGCAGGCCGGGGGAGCAAGGGCCTTGGCCGACCGTGTGCAGGTCTGGGACTCCCCGTCATACCTTTCGCAAATTTTTCGCCGCGCAAAAAAATTTAGGATTCCCCACCTTTGCAAAGTGCCCAAGGATTGGCGGCAAGGCAGTCAGGCTGGGTTTTCTGGATGCGGGGTAGGGGATGGTATGTGCGAAGGCTGAATAACGCGCTGTAGGGCTTCTGAGCGGTTTTGTGCGGCAGGCGGTTGCAGTTGGAAGAATTCGGGCGTATAACGGGGCCATGGGGATACGGAGCCGGATGACGCGTGACTCGCTTACTCGGGTGGACGAGGAGGAGTTGGAGGCGTTTTTTGATGATGTGGTTGAGGTCGGGTTGGTGGGGGCGTGTGCGAACCGGATTTGGACGTTGGGGGCGGTGCTGAACTGGTTGCGGGCCTCGGATGATCGGTGGGGCGGGTACCAGGATGCGTTGAAGGCGCGGGCGGAGGTTCGGTTCCACGAAGGGGGGGAGATTGTGGATCGGGCTGGGCCGGACGATGTTGCGGTGGCGAAGCTGCGAAGTGCGTGGCGGCGGGATGAGGCGAAAGTGTGGAGCCGGGAGCAGTATGGCGACCGGGTAGCGATTGAGAAGTCGGCGGCGTTTGGGGCCGATGCGGGATTGATCGGGCTGGCCGGTGCGTTGCTGGCGAGGTTGGCCGCGCCGGTTGCGGCAGAAAAGATTATTGACGGCGAGGTTGTTGAGGAAGTGGAGGCGGATGACCCCGTTGAGGTGGAAATCGTTGCACAGCGAGAGTCTGGAAGCGAAGTTAGCGAAGCCGGGGAGGTGGTGCGAGAGTCCGCGCCCAGCGGAACGCGTGAGCAGCACGGGAACCCCCTTCCCGATAGTCCTCCCCGGCGGACGCTGCACGAACCGAGTAGTCTCGGGCCGATATGAGCGAATTGACTCCAGAGCAGGTGAAGATGCTGCACGCGCTGCCGGTCGAGGGCGCGATTCGGTACTGGGATGAGTTGGAGGAGATCGGGCGGCAGCAGGGGAAACTGAACCAGGTGGTGCGGATGCTGGTCTGCGCGGATTTGTATTATCTGATGGTGCGGGTGTGTAATCGCGTGGATATGCTGCCGTGCGTCGGGCGACCGGGGTTTGTGGATAACTCGTTTGCGTTTGATCGGTGCCGGGAAGTTGAGGCGAACCCCAACGGGTATCTGGATCTGTGGTCACGCGAACACTGGAAGTCCTCCACGATTACGTTCGGGTTGTCGATTCAGAGCATTTTGAAAGACCCCGAGATAACGATCGGGATTTTCTCCCACACACGACCCATTGCGAAAGCGTTTTTGCGCCAGATCATGCGCGAGTTGGAAGAAAACCTCACGCTGCACGCGGCGTTTCCCGATGTGCTGTACGGCAAGGATATCCGTAAGGCCGCGAAGTGGTCGGAGGACGACGGGATTATTGTAAAGCGTAAGTCGAACCCCAATGAGGCGACCGTTGAGGCGTGGGGGTTGGTGGACGGCCAGCCGACATCGAAGCACTTCAAGGTGCTGCACTACGATGACGTTGTGGTTGCGGGTTCCGTGACGACTCCGGAAATGATCGCCAAGGTGATGATTGAGATGGAGCGTTCGTATAACCTTGGGACAACGCCGGGGATAAAACGCGGGGCCGGGACGCGGTGGCACTTTAACGATGCCTATAAAACGCTGACGGATCGCGGGACGCTGACGGCTCGGGAGTATCCGGGCAGGATTGGTGGCGTTGAGGACGGCCAGTCGATTGTGTGGGACGACCTGACGCACCACCAGAAGCGAAAGGACATGGGGCCGTACACCTATGCAGCGCAGATATTGCTGAACCCGAAGGCCGATTCGTTGCAAGGGTTCCAGCGCGAGTGGTTGCGGTATTACAGCAAAAAGCCGACCAAGACGAACAACTACATCTTGGTGGACTCGGCAAACTCCAAACGCAAGGACTCCGACTACACCGCGATGTGGGTGATTGGGCTAGGTCAAGACCAAAACTATTATGTGCTGGACATGGTGCGTGATCGGCTGAACCTGACTGAACGTGCGGCTCGGTTGATTGAACTGCATCGCAAGTGGAAACCCAAGCAAGTGCGGTGGGAGCAGTACGGATTGATGGCGGACATTCAGCACATCAAGTCTGTGCAGGAGGCCGAGGGGTATCGGTTTGACATCATGGAGGTTGCGGGCAGGACGGGTAAGGATGACCGTATCTCGCGGCTGATACCGATATTTGAGCAGGGGAGGATTTACTTTCCCAAGAGTTTTTATGTGACCGATTACGAGAAAAACACTCGGAACCTGGTGCATGACTTCATTGAACAGGAGTACCTGCCGTTCCCTGTTAGCGCCCACAAGGACATGATTGACTCCCTTGCGCGGATTGAGGAGCCGAACTTGAAATTGGTCTGGCCGAAAGAGGTGCAGCTTGAGGCACCGGATCGGCGGGTTAACGCTCAGAACCACCACGTTAATACTGGCTGGATGGGGCATTGATGAGCAACGGGATGGTAGCCAATGGCTGATAACAAACTTGCGCCCCCAAGCAAGAACAAACTGCCTTGGTATGAACAGGCGTTGTCAATGGAAGGCCGCGCTGCCTTTTTGCCATTCCAAGACACTATGCCGGGTTCAGTAATGAACCAACGAAGTTTTGCGTTGCCGGGTGTTATTGCTGGCGCAGTCAACGCGGCAACCGCACCAGGGCGGGCTTACAGCGGCAGCGACCCTAACTTCAGCGCAGAAGAAGAAGCCGCAAACTTTGCTATGAACGTAATGGGTGGTGGTATTGGCGCGTCAAGGGCCGCGCCTGCACCCGCTGGTTCGTTAGGAATGTTTATTGGCAAAACGGCTAAGACTTGGGATGCCCGCGCAGCCGCTAAAGCAATAGAACTAGAAAAAGCCGGTGTAGATGCAAAAGCAATATGGCAACAAACCGGCACTTGGAAAGCCCCCGATGGTATGTGGCGGCAAGAAATACCCGACGCATCAGCCGGATTTAGGATGGACTTTAACGCCGCTATGCCAAGCAAAAGCAATGCTTATGCGTCTGTCAAAGAGATGCCTATTGGCGGCGCGTTTAACCACCCTGAGTTATATGCGGCGTACCCAGACATACTCCGCAAGGGGCGTATTGAGGTTGCAAAATCACCAGAATGGATGCCTGCGTCAAGCAATGCAGGCACTTCACGCGGGGATAAGTTTACCGTGCGTAATAAAACCGAAGAGGGCGCAAGGTCTACTGTGTTACATGAGTTACAACACGCGGTTCAAGATACAGAAAAATTTGCGTCCGGTGGCATGCCAGGAGAGTTTTATAACGCAGCGTTATCTCGGTTGATGGCGGAAAATCCTCGCGTACCGCCAAGTCAATTAACCCAAGCAGCAAACAAAGAAGCAATGGCTAATTACCAAGCGTTAATGGGCGAAGCTGAAGCGCGGGCCACGCAAGCGCGGGCTAACTTAACCGCTGCCGAACGAAGAAACCTGTTGCCAGAACAATCATACGATTTGCCTTTACGGTTCTTGCGGGCCAAATAATGCAACCGCCCGTTTATGCAACATATTTGACGGATTGACAAATCAAGAGTACAAGGTGCGTGAGGCAGACTAACTTATGGGTGCGTTGTGAAGAAAAGCGTGTCTCTAGCGGTGGGTCGCGGCGAGAAACTCCCAGTGAGCAAGGGCGCTGGCCTGACCGCCAAAGGCCGCGCCAAGTACAACGCGGCCACCGGCAGCAACTTGAAGCCCCCCGCGCCCAGCCCCAAGACCGCAGCCGACAAAGGGCGCAAAGCGTCATTTTGTGCGCGTATGGGAGCAGTAGCCGCCAACGCAAAGAACGGCGAACGTGCAAAAGCCTCTCTCAAACGATGGAAGTGCTGACATGAAGAAGCCTGGTAGCCCCGGTTTGTACGCTGCAATCAACGCCAAGCGCGACCGCATCGCTGCGGGCAGCAAAGAGAAAATGCGTAAGCCCGGCGCACCCGGCGCACCGACTGCGAAGGCGTTCAAGCAGTCGGCCAAAACTGCGAAGAAGAGGTAGCCATGCCACTGGTCAAGTCAAAGTCACCCGCCGCCTTTCGCAAGAACATCAAGGCAGAAGTCGCTGCGGGCAAACCGGTCAAGCAAGCCGTTGCAATTGCATCCGCAGTCAAACGCGGCGCGATGATGAAGAAGAAATAGTGGCCTATCAAGACACCGGCATCAACGAAGCAGGCGCGGTTGCAAGCGGCGGCACTAAGTCCGACCGTGGCAACGGCGAGATGCTGGCGACCATGCGGACGCGCCTTACAATGGCGATTTCGGCCTACTCGGACTCGCGTGAGGACGAACTGGACGACCTGCGCTTTCGTGCGGCCTCTCCCGACAACCAGTGGCAATGGCCCGCAGACGTACTGGCGACCCGTGGTTCGGTGCAAGGCCAGACGATCAACGCTCGGCCCTGCCTGACGATCAACAAGCTGCCGCAGCATGTGCTGCAAGTCACCAACGACCAGCGTCAGAACCGGCCCAGCGGCAAAGTAATCCCGGCGGACGACAAAGCCGACATTGAGGTGGCCGAGATATTCAACGGTCTGGTGCGGCACATTGAGTACATCTCGGATGCCGATGTTGCTTACGACACGGCCTGCGACAACCAGGTCACGTTTGGCGAGGGGTACTTCCGCATTCTGACCGAGTACTGCGACGACAACACCTTTGAACAGGATCTGCGGATCGGGCGCATTCGGGACTCATTCAGCGTGTACATGGATCCGACGATCCAAGACCCGTGCGGCTCGGATGCCGAGTGGTGCTTCATCAACCAAGAGTTGACCACCGAAGAATACGAACGCGAGTTCCCCGATGCCTCGCCCCTGTCCAGCCTTGCCTACGGTGTGGGCGATGGGCAACTGAATGCGTGGATTAACCAAGACACGGTGCGGATTGCCGAGTACTTCTACATCAAGCACGAAGCCAAGAAACTGAACCAGTACGCCGGTGGAATGACCGCAATGGCGGGTTCGCCCGAGGCAAAGCAAATTGAAATGATGGGTTTGCAAGCCGTAAAGACCCGCGATGTAGACGTTCGCACGGTCAAATGGTGCAAAACCAACGGGTTTGAGGTGCTGGAAGAGCGCGATTGGGCGGGCAAATACATCCCCGTTATCCGCGTGATTGGCAACGAATTTGAGATAGATCGGCGGATGTACATCAGCGGTTTGGTGCGAAACGCCAAGGACGCGCAACGGATGTACAACTACTGGGTCAGCCAAGAGGCCGAGATGCTGGCGCTGGCACCCAAGGCACCGTTTATCGGCTACGGCGGTCAGTTTGAGGGCTACGAGCAGCAGTGGAAGACGGCCAACATCAACAACTGGCCCTACCTTGAGGTCAACCCCGATGTGACCGACGGCCAAGGCGGGCCGCTGCCGTTGCCAGCACGGTCACAACCTCCGATGGCCTCAAGCGGCCTGTTGCAAGCCAAAGCGGGCGCGGCAGACGACATCAAGTCGTCGACCGGGCAGTACGACTCAAGCCTTGGGGCCACCAGCAACGAGCGGTCGGGACGGGCGATTCTGGCCCGCGAGAAGCAGTCCGACACCGGCACCTACCACTATGTTGACAACCTGGCGCGGGCGATCCGGTACGCCACGCGGCAACTGGTTGATCTGATCCCGAAGATCTACGACACGCAGCGCATCGCCCGCATCATTGGCATCGACGGCGAGACAGAACAAGCCATGATTGACCCGATGCAGCCCATGCCGGTCAAGCGGATTCAGAACGAGGCGGGCATCGTCATCAAGAAGATCTACAACCCCAACGTCGGCAAGTACGATGTTGCGGTCACGACCGGCCCAAGCTACATGACCAAGCGGCAGGAGTCGCTGGATGCCATGTCGCGGCTCTTGCAAGGCAACCCGCAACTGTGGGCCGTGGCTGGCGACTTGTTTGTCAAGCACATGGATTGGCCGGGGGCGCAGGAAATGGCCGCACGGTTAGCCAAAACGATCGATCCCAAGCTGTTGTCCAACGAGGACGACCCGGCGCTGCAAGCGGCTAACCAGCAGATGCAGGGGATGGCTCAAGAGATGCAGCAGATGCAAGCGATGCTGCAAAACGTCAGTCAGTCGATGGAAGCCCAAACGCTTAGGGTCAAAGAGTTTGATAGCCAGGTCAAAGCCTACGATGCCGAAACCAAACGGATCTCTGCAACGCAATCCGGGATGAGCGAAGAGCAGATTCAAGATATTGCAATGGGCGTGGTTGCTGCGGCAATCGAATCGCAAAGCCAGATGATGCCGGTGATGCGTGAGCAGTCCATGCCTATGGAAATGATGCCGCCGCCTGACATGGGTCAGATGCCACCGCAAGGACTGCCGCAATGAAATGCAACGACTTTCTAGGGATGCTGTTTCTAGCGCGGGATGTGGCGCATTCTGTGCATCTTAATACCCGCAGCTACGCTAAGCACGTTGCGCTGAACATCTTCTACGAGCGTGTCGTGGGCGTTGCGGACGACTTTGCCGAAGCCTACCAAGGCCGCTACGGTCTGATCGGCCCGATCTCGCTGATGTCTGCCAAGAAGACAGGCAACATCATTGAGTTTCTGGAAGATCAGATGCAAGAGATCGAATCCGTCCGGTATGACGTTGTGGATAAGTCTGATAGCGCGTTGCAGCAACTCATCGACAACATCATTGAGTTGTACGCCAGGACATTGTACAAACTCAAATATCTGGCATAGGAAAAATCATGGCCTCAAATTACCTGAACATTAGCGCAACCACGCAAATTAAGGTCGGTGCCGGTAAACTCAAAGGCATCATGTGCAGCACCGCGTCTTCCACGCCGACCATTGCGGTCTATGACTCGGCAACTGCGGCTACGGGTGCGGTCACAATAATTTCTGAGTTTGTACCCGGCGCACATACGATGTACGCGCTAACGGGGGATGACGGTGGCATCTGGTTTAGCAAAGGCTTGTATGTAGTGATCGGCGGCACCGTTGGTGTCACGTTCATTTACGAATAGGAACAAACATGGCCCATTATTATCAGTTGAGCGTAACTGCCAGTGTGCCAAACAAAACCACGATTAAGGTGGGGTTTGGAAAACTTAAGGGTATATTTTGTAGTTCTGCATCAGCCACGCCTCGCGTGACGGTGCATGACTCTGCAACGCAAACAGCAACAGATCCCACAATCATCAGCATTCTGACCCCACAAGCCAGCGAGAACTATCCGTTGAGTGGGGCTGATAGCGGTATTGGATTTAGCCGTGGCCTGTATGTTCTGGCTACAGGCACGATGGAATTGACTTTTGTTTACGAATAACCGCACTGGCGCGGAACGCCAGGGATTCCAAGGAATCAAGCCATGTCTGACGAAGTACTAGCGGAAGCACCCGCGCCGGAACAGGTTGCCACGGCGGCACCTGAACCTGAGATTGCAGCGCCGGTAGAAGCACAACCGGAGTCACCGAAAAGTTTCTCGCAAGAGGAACTGGACGCGGCTATCGGGAAGAGGCTTGCAAGAGAGCAGAGGAAGTGGGAACGCGAAGCACGGCAGGCCGAAGCACCAAAGCCCGTCCCTGTGGAGCATGTTACGCCGGAACAATATACAACGACCGAGGAATACGTTGAGGCACTGACGACTTCCAAGGCGCAACAAATTGTTCAGCAGCAACAGTACGCGAAACAGCAACAAGAGTTGCTTGGTAGTTATCACGAGAAGGAAGAGGATGCGCGTGGCCGATACGAGGACTTCGAACAAGTCGCGTACAACCCCAAGCTGCCGATTACCAACGTGATGGCCCAGACGATTCAGGCTGCGGATAACGGCCCAGATATTGCATATTATCTTGGCACAAATCCAAAGGAAGCTGACCGCATTGCCCGCCTTACGCCGATCTTGCAGGCTAAAGAAATAGGACGATTGGAGGCAAAGGTTGCTTCCGAACCCGCTACAAAACGTACATCCAGCGCACCTGCGCCGATTTCACCCGTCACCGCCCGTGGAGGTCACTCCGGCAGTTTCGATACCACAGACCCAAGGTCACTTAAAACCATGACCACAAGCCAGTGGATTGATGCCGAAAGAGCACGACAAGTGAAAAAGCAGGAAGCGAGGAACCGCTAGCACAGTTCATAATCAGGGAAGTTATCAGAAAGGCATCTTTTCCTAAGCGTAAACCTATGAATGCCAGTGATCTTAGCCGCTTCCGCGAAGGAGCGATATTCAACACCCATAACTCTGCAAGCAGTGTTGCGGTGGTGGGCGAGACTTCGCTCTTTTTTGGACGCATCGCTATGACCAGCACGGGCAAAAAGAGGACGTTTGCGGCCAAGAAGTGCGGCGCGTTGCTTAGCTTTTGTTTCGTCGGACGTAACCCGTCCGGTGCGATATTTGCGGATCTTCTCCCGCGTTTCAGGGCTACGGATGTAGCGACCAAGTTCTTGAAGCAGGTCGCCATGTCTTTCTTGCAGATGCTCTCTTTGCGTAAGGCATTCAAGGTTGTCGGCGCGGTTGTCGGTTTTGTCTCCGTTAATGTGGTGGACTTGTTTGCTTGGCGTAAAATCTTCAAGCCAACATGTCGCCACAATGCGGTGCATAAGCCTACCCCCAAACCACAAATATCCTCGCGGATGGGCAGTTGGGGTACAAGGTTGCATCTTTCTGATAACTTTTCCACAACGCGAGACTGCGTAAAGATGGTCAAAGAATCGGTACTCGGTTCCTTCTATCGTGACGCTAATCATGTTGTGCCGCCCTTCGGTGGTTATGGAATCGTCATTCTAACCTAGTTTCTTGGAGAAGTATAATGGCCAATAGTCTTTTGACAATTGATATGATTACCCGGAAGTGTCTCGAAATTCTTGAGAACAACCTGGTCATCTCCCGCAACGTCAACAAAGAGTACGACGACAGCTTCGCCGTTGAAGGTGCCAAGATCGGCTCGACCCTGCGGATTCGTCTGCCGGATCGCGCTCTGGTGACCGACGGGGCCGCGCTGCAAGTGCAGGACGACAACGAGCAGTACACCACGCTGACGGTTTCCAGCCAAAAGCACATCGGCATCAACTTCACTTCCGCCGAACTGACCATGCAGTTGGACGACTTTGCGGAACGTGTTCTCAAGCCGCGTATCAGCCAGTTGGCTTCAAGCGTGGACGCTGATGTTGCCAACGCGTACAAGTCGATTTTCAACACCGTTGGCA